TTGTACATCAAAAGGTAATACTAATACATCAATTTGAGTAATAGTGCCTAAAACACCTACACTACTCGGCTTTAATTGAATCATCTTTTTTTTCTACTAAATTTAAAACTTCTTTTAATTGAAATAATGCTTGTGCAATCGTTGCCGATTCTTCTAAATTAAAGCATCCTTTTTTGTTTGCGATATCAAGTCCTTGACCTACTATCGAATATATTTGTTCGTTGTTCATTTTGCTAAATTAATACTTTTTTTAGGTAGTTGCTAATAAATAATAAGTTGTTCCACCTATAACTATTGTTACTTTGTGTGTACTTGCTACCGCTACTGCTGCTGCAACTGGATTACCTATTGCTAAAGCGCCACTCACCCTCGCAGTACCATTTACATCTAACTTATAGCCTGCATCTGTAGTTGTGCCGATTAGGACATTACCACCTGCAGTAATCGTAAATTTTGGAGTTCCGTTTGTATAAATATTTGCATTATGATTACTTGATGTACCAAAAACCCCACCAAAAGTACTTGAATAAGCTAATATTGTACTAATAGTACCATTAGTTGTTATTATATCATCATTATTTTTAATAACCCCATTAACATCTAATTTATAAGCAGGAGTAGTTGTGCCTATTCCTACTAAACCCGCAGAAGTGATATATAAATCTGGAGTTGTTCCCGCATTTTGTGCAGAAAATAATAAATCTCTACCAGTTGAAGCTGAAGATGTTGTTGATTTAAATCTGTTGTATGTTGCTCCACTACCATCAAAGAAAATCCCTCCGTTTGTGTCTTGGATATGGAATTTAGTTGCAGGACTTGTTGTGCCTATTCCGACATTACCATTAATATCAATTACTAATCTATTTAAGTCAGAAGTTTGAAAATATAAAGGAACATAAGCACCTGTACTTCCATAAGTACTCCCAAATATATATTTACTACCATCATTATAAATAAATAATGCAGTATCATTATCAGATTGTTGAATGCTTAAACCACCTGTATAATTATTATTGTTTTGCTTAATATGAAATCTTGTGTTTGCACTTGTACTTCCTATCCCTACATTCGTTCCATTATCGTAAACTAAAGAATTTCCTAAAGCAGTTGAGCCTGTAAACTTTGGTAAGTAATTAGTAGTTCCTGTGCCTGTAATAGGATTTGTTAAAGCGTTTTGCTTGTTATTAAATGTAGTCCAATCAGCAGAAGATAAAGCACCTCTATTTGTTGCAGAAGCCGTAGGTAAGTTAAAAGTATGCGTTGAAGTAGAAGAAGAAATACCAAAGTCAGTTCCACTCGTTCCTACTGCAAAAGTTTGCGTTAAAGCGGTTAATCCGTTTAAAGAAGTTATACCTGTATCGGTATCAGCGTAATTAGGAATATTCAAAGTCGAACCTACTAAAGTAGCAGCACCCGAAGTACCTGTTGTTGTTAAAGTTATTGCGTTTTGTTTAGCATTCCAAGTAGCAGCAGAAGCTATATAAGCATCAGCTAAATCGGTAGTTAAATTTAATTCAGATATTAAAGTAGTTCCACCCGTTATACTTGCAGCGTTACCACTACCCGAACTTTTTACAACTGTTAAAGCCTCTCCGCTACCACCTTTTGTAATAGATGCAGCAACTCCACTTCCACTTGCGTGGTTAATTACTAAATCAGAAGCAGTTAAAGAATGTGTGCCTAAATTAACATTAGTTGTAGCACCTGTGTAAGGTACATAAGCACTTAAAGCCGAACCATAATTAGGAATGTTTAAAACACCACTAACATAAGTAGCAGCACCACTCGTTCCTGTTGTAGTTAAAGAAATAGCTGCTCTTGCTCTTGCATCAGTAAAATAAAGATTTGTACCTTCTGTTACTTGTGTTGTTGTGTAGTCTCCCGAAGTAGCTACAACCGCACCTGTACGACCAAATACCGAAGTAACTGCATCTGTATTATCATCAGTCCAAGAAGCAGTAATTGTACCACCATCTTGTTGGTTTAAAGTTAATAATTTTGTTGTTGTTCCTGTAACCGCAGCACTTGTGATTGAATCGTTATAAGCCGTATTCCAATTACTTGAATTATCTGTTAAATATGAAATAGTACCTGAAGTTGATTTAACAATTCCTGTACCACTTAAAGTAGCCTGGAAATCAGCAGAAGATAAACCATCTAATAAATCAGCGTTTAAGTTAGTTACTTTAGTAGTCGAAGCAACCGAAAAAGGAGCAGTACCAGTAGCAACCGAAGAAGCTAATTGAGAAGTAAAGGTCTTAATTCCAGCGATAGTCTGCGCTCCAGTCAATAAAACTGAATTACCTTGAGTGTAACTTTGTAGAATTGCAGCAGTTACCTTTTTAGTAACCCCATTATCCACAATTGGTAATACATCCGCATCTTGTACCGTTAATAATGGATTTAATTCTGATATTTTAACATTAGCCATATTATTTCTTCTTTATTTTGCCCTTAAACTCTTTTGTAATGCCATCTTTTATAATTTCGGTGAAATAGCCAACCTTGATAAATTCTTTCATCTTAGGGCTTAAAATAAGGTTATATTCGCAATTGCGATAATACTTCCTGCCTTCGTGTGAGAAATCTACTTTGCATTTATACATACTACAAAGATACTAAGAATTTTAGCAAATTTAAACTATTTAGAGAATCGCCTTTTTTGTGATTCGGACATCTTTAATCTTGTTTCTTCTGATACAGGTTTCTTAATAACTTTCTTAGCTGATTCAGACATCTTTCTTTTGGTTTCTTCAGAACGCTTACTCCCTAACCTTTTTTGTATTTGTTTTTGTATTGTTTCAGGACTGGCTTTCTTACCTGAACTTGCAATTCTAAGTTTTTCCCTTGTTTCAGGAGATATTGTTCTTCGGCTATTACCTAATCCTATTTTATACTTATGTTCATCAGTAAAAGTTCTACCTTTTAAGGAATCGCTTATTTTCTTTTTACTTTCTTCACTATGCCCACCATTAAAATGCTCAGACTTTACATAAAGTAAATTTAATCCATTAGCAACCGAATCGTATAAGTCCTGGTAGTATCTTTCTCTATTGTTTAAATCTTCAGTATCGCATAACTCAAGTACCTCAAAAGCGTGAGCATCTACTCCATACTTTAAAAAAGAATTATAGATTTTAACCTGCTCTTTACAAGCTAATCTTTTGTAGTGTCTAAACCTGCGTTCAATATCAATCGACTGACCAATATAAACTCTATTGCTTGGAGATGTGATTTTATAAATGCCTTTCATAACCCAAATATAAACAAAAAAAGGTAGATACAATTAAGTACCTACCCTTCTTTATTTTAGTTATTGCTTATAGCAAATATGAATTAAACATTCCCTAAATCAGCATAGATAGCCGCAGTAGGAAGGAGCAAATTAATATTTTCATAGCACTCAATTCTCGCTGTAACCAAGTTCTTGATGAAGTTGTCACCTGATTCGTAAGAGAAAGTAACATTTAATCCTTCAACTTCAACTCTTTCTAAGTAGTCTCTATCAAAGATTAAAACTTTATCATCAGTTACCCAAGAAGCCTCGAATACAGGAACTCCGTAGATAGTTAAACCACCAACACCGTTAACGATAACCGCACCAGCACCAGCGTAGTAACCTTTACCAAAAGTAGCAATGATTAATCTTGCCATTTGAGCAGGAGAAACTAAAGCGTAAGAAGCGTTAAAGTTAGCACTCTTTTGGTTTCCAATTAATTGGATAATTTCTTCTACATCGTTAGTAGCAGTTACGGTAGTAGAACCAGTAGCAGCACCTGAAACGGTAGAGAAGAAAGCAGCATTTTCAGCTTTGAAGAAGTCTCTAATCATCATACGAGTTAAAGTTTGCTCGATAAATGGTAAAGATTTCATCATTTGCTTAGAGAAAGTTGCGTAACCAGCGATGTAAGTGTTTACAGTTTTAACCTCAGTTAAATCGTAATCAATTTGACCTTTAGATGCACCTTCAGTTTGAGATGCGATAGCACCTTCTGAACCACTCTCTTTGTAAGTTACATAAGTACCAGTAGCACTTGAAACTGTGTTGATTAAGTCTCTGAAGTTTAACTTCTGAGAAGGTAAGATAGCTTGATTAGGAGCGTAAGTAGCAACTGAATCGCCAGTTAAGTTAGCACCTAAAGTCATATTACCAACTGCTTTCAAGTTTAAAGAGAATGAACCACCTGCTGATTTTAATTCTTTTTCAGCGATAGACATATTGTTATCTAAACCTTCAGCTAATTGCTCTCCTACTGATTTAGTAGCCATAGCTTTAGCAGCACTCTTACGAGATACTTCTTCTGCTTGTCTGTCTAATTCATCCTTTACTGCTTTGATTTCAGCCTTAACTGCATCAATGTTTTTTTCTACCATCGTAGATACTTCGTTTTTTACGCTAACTAAAGCGTTTGCATTTGCATCGAACTTTGCGTTGATGTCGTTTGCTAAGTTTTTAATTTCTTCCATTTTTAAAGATTTAAAAGATTTCTAAATTGTTTTATTTGTTGTATATTATTACCCTCTTTCGGCTCGTTTTCTTCAGTAGTGATTTTCATCGGCTCATCAGATTTAACAAGTGATACAAGTTTCAATAATTCAAATTCTATAAGACCAAAAGTTTCATCAGTATAGCTACCATTTTTAATAGCCTTTACTAAAGTCTTAATTCTGTCTTCTCTTTCTTCTACTGACTTAAAGCCTGTAAAAGGTGTGTTAGGGTTTGCCCCAAATGTTACTGCTGAACCTTCCCAAAGTTTTACCTCAAAGATTTGCTCAACTTCTTCTCCTTCTGTTTGTGTTTCGATTGATTTGATTACTTGGTAACCAATAGAATGCTGAGTAATTACTCCATCTCTATAAAGTTTTAAAGCATCTTGCCCCCAAGTTGTGTCAGTCATTTTAGCTTCAAAGTATAAACCAAAGTTATCTTCTCTTAATACCATTAACTTACCTAAAGGCTTTGTTGTTTCGTGTTGCCATAAGTAAGCGATTTCAGGCTTTGATGAATCTGGTCCTCTCTCTGCGATAGTCTTTGTAAATGCACCTGGCATAATTACATCACCGTCTAAATCAATTGAATTGAATTGCGAGAAATAACCTGTTACTATTCCAGTAGCGACATCTAAGTCCTTAATGGTAGCATCGTAATTTTTGAAACTTATATTTTTCATAAGCGATTAATTTTGTAGTGTTTAAAAAAGAGTGAGTAGTTACCTACCCACCCTAAAACCAAACACCAAACTATGTAGTACAAAGATACTAACTTTTTTAGCAATTATTTATATATGATATTATTTTCTTTATCTAACTTAGCTTTGGTAAGCATTGTACATTTACAATTAGCATTATTCTCTATTCCTCCTGCTGGGTCGCCTGGATGTTTCATCATTTTACCATCAGCGTTAAACTTCTTATCCAAGTCAATAGTTTTACCACTTAATGTAACGTGCCAATCTCTCGGCATCTTAGGATGGTCGTGCAACCAAGTTTTTTCCATTTCAATAGGCATCAATTCTGATTGAGTAAATTTAGCAGCATTAGTAATCATTACCGATTCCGTTCTTGCTATTAATCTTGCTCTTGTCTTGGACATTCCAACCTCTTTAATTAGTCTGCGCTCTGCACCTCTAAAGCCTTCGTTATTTTCTAATGCTCTTTGGAATGCTTCTTGAATCCTTTTAAGACTTGTGTCGTTAATATCTTTGATGTGTTGACCGCCTATTGTGTTAAAATAATCTTTTAAAGCAGCATCCATTATTGGATTCTCAAAACCTACTCCGATTGTCGCTTGTGGTGGCAAATTAGCCTTTAGCCATTTAACATACCCTCTCGATTGTTTATTCCAAGCAGTATTATAAAAAGTTTGCATAGCATCAGCAATAGGAACACCTGTGTATAACATCCCTGCAATAGAATTAGTAAACGCTACCGATTCCGATTGCTTTAGCGCATCCAAGATAGGCTGAATAGATTGTTTCAAAGCCTTAGAGAATAAACGATAGCCGTAAACCTCTAAATACTTTTGTAGTTTAGTGTCAAATTCTTCTTGGGTCATTATAGTGCTTTGTCTGCCATTCCTAATTCATCAAGATAAGTCAAGTTAGTAGGGACTAAAACTCTGTCCATATCTTCTTGGTCTAATCTATCGTAATTCATTGCATCTCTTTTTTCGTTTGGAGTAATCCACCAAGCCTCTTTCATCTGAGCAACTATCTTCTCCATATCCTTTTGCATTTCAGGGAAAGCCTGAGCATCGTAGTCAATATAGTATTCAACACCATCCCTAACAGAATAGTAAGAAGCTAAATGATAGTTAAACATATCTCTAATAATATTTAAAATAGGAATAACCGTATTCGTAACCAAACCTTTGTAAGCTAACTCTTTATTGTTGTATGAAGATGAATCAGTAGCAAATAAGATAGGGTCAACACCAAACACTCGGCAAATAGTATCTCTATCCGCACCAATTGATTTAATGATTTCTAAGTCTGCTGGACTCATTCCAATTTGCTTATAATCAATAATTCCGTTTGTTGCTACAATTCTCTTGTAGTTATCAGCACCCATTAATTTGGTATCTATCTGTTGGTTAATCTTGCTTATTTGCTCACCATCAAGCATTGCCTCTTTATCTCCTGAGAATAACAAACCAGCTACACCACCATTAGCGAATGCCTTTGCTTTAGCTTTAGTTCCTTCGTTAGAAGATGCAACCGTTAATGAAGCAGCCTTTAAAGGAGATTGACCGTATAACTCAGTACCTGAAATATCAAACTTAGGATTAAAGAATTTAATGTGTGCAACTTCATCAGCGTTAAATTGAATAGCCTGGTCTCCGATTTGTAACTTGTAACCACCAATAGGTCTGAATGTACCGTTACCTATAATTTGAGTATATTGAGAAGGCATTGGGTACATCTTTGTCGGCACTCCCTTGTTACGACCTACTTCAGGAATAAACTTATAAGTGTAAGCATTACCTGTGATGTTTAAGAAAGAAACCATTGATTCAATAAACTCTTGCTGACCTTGCATCTCGTTAGGTCTTGAAAGAATAGCGTTTAATTCCGTTCCATTAACCTCCTCAAGTCCTTTCTTAAGTAAATTGATAGGATTGTTCTTTGTTCTATTGAAACTCTTTTTGTTATTAACCACATAAACATAAAACGGCACAGAAGCAGCTTTCTTTGCAATCATATTAACAACCGCATAAACATCGGGATTATTCTGATAACCTTCAGCTACATAGGCTCTTGGATTATCAGGAATGTTATACATCATATCTCCGTTGAAATATGAAAATAAAGATTGAAAGTATTTGTTACCTGCATCGCCCTGAGATGGGATTATAGCAGCTTTAATTCTTTGTAAGAGATTCATAAGCAATTATTTTTACAAATTTACGATAATTTTATATAACTACGAACTCAAACTTCTTAAGTTCAAACCACATCCGCATCATTAAGGCATCGGAAATATCAGGAGACCTACCTAAATGTTCTTTGACTTTGTCTTTTGGTAGCACCGCAAGTTTACCATCCTTATCAGCGTTATGCCTTTGTACCCATTCAAGTTCTTCAGTTAATTCCTTTCTTATTGTTACATCTTCGCTCATTACCCAAACACCAGCTTGGTTTATTAGTTCAGCTAACTTGTAATAGCACTCAGACTTTAAGTTAATATAGTTACCTGTTAATGCTTTGCTATTATTTACGAATCCTTTAAATCCATAATCGACTACACCTCCTCCGACACCATCTTCATCGCAGATAATTTGAGAATAAGGGATTGAATGTTTCTTTGCTAAGTGTTTAATGTAAGCTGCTACTTCATTAGTTGCCTTATTAGCTAACTTATGTATCTCAATAACTCTAAATCCTGACCAAACCATTATAATTGTCTTATCCTTACCAAACCTCGCAATATCGGCTGATATGTAACCTTTACCACTTGGAACGTGCTCGTTCCTAAATAAATCTACTATCTTATCGTATTCTATTAAAGCGTTATCGTTATCCTCGTACTCCCAGTTACCAAATAACAACCTTTCTTTACTGGCTTTATCTAATGATTGAAGTGATTGAATGTAATGGTCTGAAATATAAGGATTATCCTGTATTAAAGATTGTATAAATGCTTTGCTTTCTCCTATTGTTTTATCCTTTGTAGGTTTATAGAAGTTATTGTAAACATATCCCTTTGCAGGGTTGCAAGTACCTAACATCTTTGGAATTAAATTAAACTCCTTTAGCTTATATCTTATCCTTGACTTAACTATGTTCCAGGCTTTCTCTGTGATTTGGTTGCACTCATCTATAAACGCAAAAGAAATTTCAAGTGAACCAAGTTCATCAAAATTCGGGTCTGAAGGATATTGAAACAAATCTTTTAAGTAAATAGCCGAGCCATTTGAGAATGTAATAATATTGGATTGAGCGTTATAAACATAATGTTGCCCTGCTTTAATACCTTGCAGTTTGCAAACATCGTAGAACGAATTTAGTGTAGTATCTTTTAAAGTCTTTAAAACTGCTCTACCCATTAAACCTCTTGAACCTGGATATTTTAAGCAGCATTTAATAATCCAATAAACACCAAGTGCTGATTTACCTCCTGCTACACCACCTCCAAATATTACCTCGCTTGTTTTGTTGTCTTCTAATCTATCGAGTGCCTTAGTCTGCTTCTTCGTTAGTATCATAGGTTTTAGTCTCGTTGAAAGTAATACCCAAATCCATACCGCCTGTATGTTTTAAAGTAGTACCCAATCTTTCGGCTTCTTCAGGTGTTCCGATTAACTTATATAATCCCATTTGTAATGTAGGGTTTTCGCTTTTATACCACTTTGAACGCATAGATGTTTTAATCTCTACTTTGTTTTTTTCAAGTGCTTCTTTTATAGCGTTAGATTCGTTCAGTTTATGCTCGTAAAAAGTAGGCTTTGAACAAGGTAAAAACGCTACAACATCCTCAATAAAGAACAATTTATGCTTATCTATTGCCTCTAAAGATTTCTTCTCTAATTCCTCTGTTTTATATGCCATAATGTTTTATTTGAGCGATAAGGTGGAATCGAACCCCTCCTGTTAGCTGGAAGCCAACTGTGCAACCATTACACTTTTATCGCTTGTCTTTGGATATTCTTTACTTAATGATTTACACAAAGGTATTAAACTTTTATCAAGTGCATAAATATATTTAATTTTACCTTTTGTAACATATTCAATTATTTCTTTAGCTTTATATACTTTTTTAGCATTTTCTACATTTTTAATTAAACCATATCTTTTACATTTATCTGATATTGTTTTACCGTGTATTCTTTTACCATCTATTATATATGAAGCATCTTTTTTATTTATCATTGATGTACCTACATAATACCAATTAGTTGCTTGATATATTATACCATTATGATTTTGGTCTTTATCTGCATAACTAATAATTAGTTTACATAAAGGAATTGCATTTTTTATTAATTTTAAACTTATAGCAAGTGCTTTACTTGTGCTTTCTTGTTTACCATTTAAAGCCATTCTAACAAGTTCTAAAACATTGCCTTGATTTAGATTATATTGAGTTGCTAAATTATTGTTTGCACCAGTACCATACAAAACAACACCACACCATTCATTTTTATTGTTAAAAACAGAATAACCAAATGTATTTACAGGTACTGATTTAGCATAATGAAAATTTAAACAAGCATATTTTATAGCTTTAGTTGATGCTTTTTCTAACCTCATATTTCTCCTGCTGAAACACTAAAATAAGAACCTGAATAGTTCCTATCTAATAATTCTTGAATTTCTATTTCTGCTTTTTGTAATTGTTCAGGACTTGTAAATGTTATTTTCATAACAGGTGGTTTGTTTTTATCTTCTCCTATTAAATCATCAAAACCTGGTTCTTCCATAAATACCGGTAAATCTAATCCCCAAGCATCAAGTTCTTCAGCATCCCATTCGTTAGCTAACATATTCCAATCCCATTCGCCACCGCTTACATTGTCTTTTATAATAAACTGCTTTTGTTCTTGCTCTGTCAAATCTGTAACTTTAATAATTGGTACTTCTTTTAATCCAGCGTGAATACAAGCCTTTAATCTCATATTACCACCTAAAACAATCATATCATCGTTTACAACAATAGGTCTTATTTCAAGCATCTTGGGAAACTCCTTGATTGATGCTACTAATTTTGCAAACTTATCATCCTTTATAATTCGTGGATTATTAGGGTTTGACTTTACTAATTTGATACTTACTAATTCGGTTTTCATTTTACAAAGGTAATATATTTTTATAAATCAGCTACTTTCTGTGTGTATAGGTCAATTAGTTCTTGGTAGTCAGCTTTGCCCATCTTCTTTACCTTGTGTCTCTTGTGTTCAAGAAAATCCATTCCGCCTTTACCTATTTCTTTTTCCAGTCTTTTATAGTATTCAATATAATTACCGCTTTTAGCAATATTGCATCCGTAGCACTGTGGGCGACAATTTTGTTCATCATATCTTAAAGAAAAAAGCAGATGCGATATTTTCGACTTATATTCGTTTAAAGTACGCTGATGAGAATTTAGATGTAA